ATCAAGTGTGAATACGTAGAAGTTCATATCAGAATCCTCGTGGCAGGTTGAGATTGATGAATTGATTCTTAGATTGCTCTTCTGAGAAGGCGTACCAGAGATTATTCACCGCAGTTTCCAGATAAGTTTTCTGTCTGCCGGACAGATATGGATTACTCTGCATCACATATTGTGCAAGAGACTTTGCAGAAGCTAGCTGGCCCATAGTTTCCCAGTGTTTCTGCTGAGCTTTCTGAGCTTCAGAACGAGAATCGTTTTTACGAGCTTTCTGTTTCATTCTGCCCACTCCACTTCGTGAATTTCATGACCAACCTCTTCTGGCTGAGCTCCTTTGTTTTCTTTCAGATACTGCTCCGCATCTGCTTCTCTTTTGAATACACCGCACACGCGCATCTCTAGTCGAGAAGCAAAATCTAATGTGTAGCATGTAATTACATAGACATAAAGATTACGTTCGTTCATTCTGCATCTCCATTCTGTTCAGTCCTACCATACTTCTGTGCCATATCCCACCTGAGTTTAGCTCGCATATAAGCGAATTTCGTGGGATACTGTTCAGGCCGTGGCTTTTCTTCTGGAGCAGAATCAATCAGTGCTTTCATATTCGCTGCCTCAGTATTGGATGACTGAGAATCAGTGAGAAGAGAATACGTGCTCTTCACATCGATATCACCTAGGCCAAGGAAGTTCTTTTGTCTATCTTGTGCACGGCGCAGAAGTTTGAACAGTGCATGAGAATAGATTGAGCCTACAGGAATCTTATCTTCACAGTGCTCCAGAAGTTCGTTTAGATCACCAGAGGAAATCTGATACAAATACTCATCCTTTGCAGCACGGATGATGATTGATTTCCAGTACTCTGCTACAGGAATTTGAAGAGAAGTGAAAGGAGAGCGAGTAAGAAAGGAAGGGAATTCTCCGGCGATGGCTGCCCATTCTGCAATCTGGCCAGCATATTCTGACACTGGCTTATGCGGATTCTTAATCATCCGCTGGAGTGCAGTCTCGCGAGTGATTAGCTTTCGTGATTCGTGAGCAGATTTATAACCATCCAGGAATTCTTGGTAGGAATCTTTCCACACCTCAATCCAGTGCTGCACGTTTTGAAGATACCGCGTGTCTGGAGAGATGACGAAGGAGGGAAAGACTACACTGGGGGCAGTGACCGAGTTAATCTTAATGATCGTTCGGACTAGCGGTTCCATGTTTAGAGCGATTACAGAATCTGTATGTTCGTTTCGATAAACAGGAACACGGAATTCGATTTGCTCGGAGGAATCTAGGATTGCGAGGAAGAGAAGATAAGCATCAGTGCGAGTTAGTTCACCGGCTGCCCACTTTCCAGTGTAGGAAAGAAGTCGTTTCTGAGGAATAGAGAAGACAGGATGACAGGCTTCTCTGGAATAGAATTCTCCTGGGAAGTGATCGCAGGAGAACTCTACGCTTGATTTAGCGCATAGGATTTTCATCGAGATTTCCTTTTAGTGCCAGTACGGCGGAACGGAATGAGTAGAGCAGATCAAGATTCCATGTAAATCTTCATTGCTTGACCAATATGGTCTGCTGTGAATCCTGATTTACCTAGCAGTTCTGCAATGTGATACAGAGTGTGGAATTGTAGGCTTTCGAGATGAAAGTAGCATTCCACCACTTTAAGATCAGGATGATTGACAAGACGCTCGAAAAGAGCAGGATTCGTTTGAGCGATGGTTTGAGTAGAAAGTCCAGTGTTCATTGCAAGGAATCTCCAGATTGAGTGATCGTATCGAGGAAGAGAAGGAAAAGAATTCGTGTTTCGTGAGATGTTGTTGAGGAATACCAAAAAACTTCGCGCGCGGCTTCAAACTCTTTTCGCAGAGGATGAGAAGAATGAAAATGTAGTTCCTGGAAAATGAATGATTTGATCTCTGGCCACACTGTAGGGTTAGCATCCAGATTCTTTGCAGCTTCTAGAAAATACCTAGGATCAGCAGGAATAAAATCATCGTTGGGCTGATTCATATGCTTTTTCCTCTTCAGGTGTCATGAGATTGTTACGATAGCGATAGTCTAAGACTCGCTCGATTTGTTTTGGGTTCATGGTTGCAGGTGCGCGCCTCCAGAGATTAAATAAGAAAGAATCTGGAACATCTTCATTATCTGATACAGGCGCGAATCCTAACTTCTGTTCAATCGATGGTTCAAGTGTATGTGATGCCGATATAACTCCATGAGTTATCTTCAGGTTGAAAGACTCCAGATAACGAGAAATCGCAAGCCTGTTAGGAGTAGGATTCTCCTTTAGGCTTGCGATGATCTCAGATAATTCTGGAGCAGTGAAATATGGTCTGTATTTCTGTGCACCGCGCATAGCTTAGTAACACTCTTTAGGTTGAGGACCATTAAAGGTAGGTGGATGACAGTGTACCGGAATAATTGTCTTATCCGGGGAATCATCTTCCGGGAAATCTCCGCCGCCGCATGCGGAAAGAGAAAGAATGAGGATGATTGTTAGGGAGAAAGAGAGAAGAAAACGGAATGAGGGGGACATGCTTAGATTTCCTACGCTTTAATGTTGTAAGGACTTTTTGCCATTATGCGATTGAATGCAAATTTCATCCACGGAGTTGCTTTTTCCATTGCCTCACAGGCACAATCTGAGGCTTCTTGAGAAACGTGTTGAGCTGCAATATACATATTTGCAATTGCCTCGCCCAGTTTAATCTGAGCTTCGAGAGGAGTAATGGACATAATATCAATTCCTTTCACGCGCAAGAATGCCAGAAAGAGCTTCCCACAGCTCAACGCTAGAAACAAGGCCTTGTTCCCACATCTGAATGTGTCCAGAAAACTCTGCACGAATCTTCTGATCTAGTTCCCAAATGCCTGAGAGCCCAGGATTAGGAATAGGAAGATCGGGGAGACAACGATCAATAAGAGCGAGCTTCTGATGCTGTTGAATGAAAGATGTTGCCATGATAGATTGTCCTTTCCTAGTGCGAGGCAATTGCCCCAGAATATAGTATACCACGATTGGATGATATACTAGGTTTCTGGATCAATCTTTGTTGAAGATTTCTAGAAGTTTACGTTTGCGCTGGTCCAGATCTTCCTTCGAGAAGAATTGCCATGTACCGTTCTGGTCTTTATATTTCGTGTGAATAGTTACTAGAAGATCACAAGGGTTATCTGAGAAAGAATCTCGAATTGCAGTAAATGCAGGCGCCTCGTAAAGAACATAACGAGATGTCATATCTGTTTCTCCAATCTAAAGAATGGTATCTAAAAAGACTGCTAGACTGCTAGACTAACACGCCCCCTGTAGGGGTGTCAAGCCCTGCCAGCTAATCCAATGATGCACTAGATTACTAGAGTGCTTACTAGTTTGGTAATCCTGTATCATCACCGTATATATAGACCCCCACTAAAAAATTGAGAAGAGAGATATACCCACATATCCATATATACACACTCTAGATACAGCATGCATATTAGATAGCGCTCTGCTCACCATAGGGCGCCCGTAGGGGGTCAATGGTCTGGCAGTCTGGCGGGAAAGATTGTTCATTTATCTATGCAATCGAAAGGATCACAGAGATAAATGCCCCATATTTCAGGGGCACACCAGAATCACAGTTCCAGCATCTCTTCCATACTTTTCGGTGTCTGCATCGCAGTCAATCGCGCATTCAGCCGTGCGACCATCGAATCATTCTCATTCGGTGCCAGTGCAAGCGCATTCTTGCAGCCTGCAATCTGCTTTTCAGCGAGAATCGTCTTTCCACCGGCAAGCATTGAGAGCACATCACGGTAGATTTTCAGATGCTTTTTCACCACAGTTTCCTGATCTTCCGTAATCGCCCCATCCTCATCCACAAACTTCAGTTTCTCTGCGATCTGCGCGAACAGATTCTCACTCAGTTCAGCATCGAACCACGATTCAATCGCATCCTTTGTCAGCCTATCACCTGCGGCTTCCGCAGCGAGATACCCAATGCACGCGGACACAGAGATATCCTCGTCACTGATATCAATGCACTTTCCCTGCGCCGATTCGTAAAGGGATCGGATGATGCCATCTTGCGCATTTTCCAGCATGGTGCCGATGTACGGGAGCAGTTTCAAAATGTTTTCCTGCACCTGCGACACTTCAATCTGCGGCACAGAAACTGCGACAGAAGCAAACTTAGCTGGCGTTTTCTTGCTGGTTTTGTATCCCACCTTAGCGAGTCGTTGCCCGCTCAGGGGCTTATCACCGGCAGTAAACGGCTTGAGTGCGTGACGGGTTGAAACATTGGACATATCAGATTCTCCGGGTTAGTGGTCTTTAGAAGACCGGACACAAAACAGACACTAGCGCTATCTATATAGCGAGCACTGTGCCAGCACGAAAAAACCTATATGAATCAAGCACTTAGCGCATATGTAACACTCACCGCATCCTGGCATGTCAAACAATCCGACACCGCAATATCCCACAATGTGAAAACCCCTTACGAATCAACCACTTAGCGGCCCTATCTCCCTACTTACAATGTGTAAATGCATTCTACTTCCTTTACAGCACTATAGTGCATGCGCTGCCCAGCCCAGGCTACATCTAAGTAAGCACTAACTAACATTCCTCACTAGTATGCACTCACTAACATATCATCTGCGAAGCAGGCCCTCACTCACTACTAAGCTAGTGCGTACTCACTTACATCCCGGGGGCTGGGGCTTTTTTGGGATTGGCTGGGCTGCTGTTCCTAAAGACATCCTCACATTTTTCTAAATTTTTTCCAAATCATCCTCACCTTGCTAGATTCCTCCATCACACTATCCCACCGCAGGCGGCTACTATCCCCAACATATTTCCAAACATCCCCTGCTACACTACCACCTAGATCTTAGGAAATCGTCATGTCGAACCACTCTACCCTCGCAACCACAAACTCTAGCCGCGCTCTAGAACTTCTGGGCGCCGGAGTGTCTCCGCAACAAGTTTCTCTTGCCTTAGGTGTAGATCCTTCCCTAATCTCTCAATTCCTAGCTTATGAGTCCTTTGCAAATCAGGTAGCAGAGCTCCGATATAAAGCACTTCTGAAACACAATGACCGCGATGCCGCATATGATGGTCTAGAAGATGCACTGATTAAGAAACTGAAGGATCTTATTCCTTTCATGCATAAGCCTTTCGAAATCATTCGCGCGCTGACTGCAGTGAATTCTGCAAAACGCCGTGGATCTTCGGCCCCAGAAGCAATTACCTCACAACAAACTGTTATCCAACTCAATCTTCCTGTGCAAATCATTCAACATTTCCAAAAGAATTCTTCTAATCAAGTGGTTTCCGCTGGCACACAAGACCTTGTTACTGTACAATCTAGTAGAATGAACACTCTTCTGACTGCTTCCCATGCTGCTAAATCTCCAAACCCCTCTCCAGGAGCACAAATTGTCCAATCTCAGCCTTAAAGCTCAGAAACTTCTGCAGCAAGCAGCTAAACAAGCTGAACTTGCACAGAAGAATCGTGATGCCGCTCGTGTGCATCTCATGCAAATCCAGACTTATCTCGCTAGGACACCTGTTCGATGATTCCTGCTGGCGCGCCACTGGCGAAACTTCTAGAAATTGACACTCCTGCACCAGAATCCTCTCCTGAAGATGCAGAACCTGTAAAAGAAGTTGCACTTTCTTCCAATGAAGCCCAGGAAGCAGCAAGACTCTCGCTAGATTTCCTGGCAGGCCTAGCTCTACCTACGATTTTTCGCTATTTCTTCCCTGATATCTTCCAGCAAATGTGGGCCTGGCTGGTTTCCTACGCCCATCAGGATCGTACATTCCCTCAGCTCGCAATTGGCCTACCTCGCGGATTCTCAAAAACCACTTTCGTAAAACTCTTCTGTCTCTACGCGATTCTTTTCACTAAACGTACATTCATTCTTGTCTGTGCGGCTAATGAAAAGAAAGCAGTAGCGATCATTGCTGACATCTGTGACTTCCTGGATGAGCCGAATATTAAAAAGCTCTTCGGAGACTGGCGCCTAGGACTGGAAAAAGATGAGCAGATCCTAAAGAAGTTCGGCTTCCGTGGCAGAAACATCATTCTCGCAGCAGGAACTGTTTCCACTGTTCGAGGCCTGAACATTAAGCATCAGCGCCCGGATGTAATGATCTTCGACGATATTCAATCTCGTGAAGATGCAGATTCGGAAACAGTCTCGAAACAGATCGAAACTGATATGTACGGTACAGCTATGAAGGCAAAGTCGCCTCATGGTTGTATGTTCATTTTCATTGGGAACATGTATCCCACGAAATGGAGTCTTCTTCGGCGCCTGAAAGATAATCCTGAATGGGTAAAGTTCATTGCAGGTGGTATTATTCAGAAAGCAGACGGATCTCCTGCATCGCTCTGGGAAGAGCTCCAACCTCTTGAGCAGCTCCTTAAAGAATTCCAGAACGATCTTTCAGCAGGACGCCCAGAAATCTTCTACGCTGAAGTTCTCAACGATCCAAATGCATCAGTCAATCTACTGATCGACACCTCTAAGATTCCACAGTGTCCTTACGAATCAGATTTCATCAGCGGACAACACCAAGGCAATTTCATCCTCATCGACCCATCAAATGATAAACACAATTCAGATGATGTGTCATTAGGATATTTCGAAATCTGGGACGGTAAACCTGTCGCCAGAGAAATCATTGCCGAACGTCTGTCCCCAGGTGATTCAATCAAGGAATCCATTAAACTCTGTTTCAAATACAACTGCTCCCTGGTCTGTGTGGAGTCCAATGCCTATCAGTACTCCTACCTTTACTGGAGTAACTACATCTGTCAGCAGATGGGCATTATCGGAATTAATTTCGCAGAGATCTATTCAGGGCACAGATCAAAGAATTCTCGTATTCTAGATATGTTCAAACAGCTTCTTGCCTCTGAACAATATCTTGCGCAATCTGTACGTCCTCAGGTATTCAATCAGATCACTTCGTTCAATCCAATAAAAACAAATAACGTAGACGGTATTCTGGACCTGATTACGTATGCACCTAAAGTCCTTGAAATCTACGGAGAGTACATTGCATCTCACCTCACTTTGCAGCTCCAGGATTTCGGTGCAATTCCTATTCGATCTGAACTAGAAACCTCACCTTTCTAGGATCCGCATGGCAACCTCATCTGACGAGCTTCTACAAGCAATCAAGTCTTATGCTACAGGTATGCTGAAAGGCAACACTGCAGACACTCTTGGTGCCCCTGTAGATATCATCAATGAAGCAATTGTTCGTCCTATTGCCACTGCGCTAGGTAAGGCAGATAAGGTTTCTAAAGAGCCTGTTGGTGGATCGAAGAGTATTCGTAAACTGTTCGGCATGGCTACAGATGACGCGAATATTGCAGAAACTGTGGGCTCAATGATTTCCGCAGGCGGTGTAGCTAAGGCAATTGTTCTTCCTGCATTTGTCACGAAATCTATCAAGCAGGTGAAGAAAGCGGAGAAAGCGTTGAATGAAGGAACTGACGCTGCGCAAGTAGAGAAATACACTGGGATCTATAAGCTTCCGGATAACATTGATGATGGAATTCTTCGCACTGTTTTGGATGATTCGAAAGCCAGACTCATTACAGGCCCTGGTGGACTTGAACGTATGGGTGTAGCTCCTTTTGAAGTGAATATCGGTCCGAGTCAGTTTCTGCGTTTTCAGACGGGAGATATCAAGAAACTTCCTGACGTACTTGATCATCCTGAACTGTATCGTGCAGTTCCGGAGCTTCGTGAAACTCTAATCGGTGCCGCTCCTGGAGCAAACATCGGTAGTGCTTTCTATAACTCCGCAGATAACTACATTGGTCTAGGATATCAGCGCTCCGAAAAAGATGCTATGGTAGCTCTTCTCCATGAAACCCAGCATGCAGTTCAGAATAAATACGGAATGAATGCCGGAGCAAATCCTTGGCAGTTCATGGAGAGGCCGAATGATTTTGCTGCGGCCCACAAAGCACTTTTCGCGGAAGGTAAAGCTATAGATCGCCTGCGCGTAGATGAGGCATATAAAGATGCAGTATCTCAGTACAACAAAGTAGCTGGAGAGGCTGAAGCAAACGCAGTCGAGCGTATGTATGTTGCAGGAGATAAGCGCACTGCTCCAGCTCTTACATACTACGGAGACGAATACGCTCTTAATCGTATGATCTCCTCTCCGGTTGAAGGGCGCAAAGTGGATCAAGATCCTGTAATCCGTGCGATCATTGACTCCGCCCTAAAATCTTCTTCCTCTAAATAATTACTCGGAATCCTACAAGGACACTCCCACATGGCAGCCACACAAGCATTTCAAATTCCAAAACCCGCTCAAGATGGTCTAATTCAGTACCATCGGACAGCATCTACTTTGGTAGAACGTCAGTGGAATTTGAAGGAGCAGTATCGTAAAATCGATCTTGCCTACATTCGAGAGCAGGATTGGACTTCTGAGAATCGTAGAGCAGAGTTTGCGAATCAGCTAGGCGATAGTAATAAAATCCAGAACATCACTGTTCCTGTGATTATGCCGCAGGTTCGTGCAGCAGTTGCCTATCAGGCTTCTGTATTCCTGACTGACTATCCTCTGTTCGGAGTCACTTCCGCTCCACAATACATTGATGCCGCAAAGCAGATGCAGGCAGTGATTGAAGAGAATTCCATTCGTGGCTCTTGGGCGCGCGAACTTCTTCTTTTCTTCCAGGACGGATTCAAATACAACCTATCTGCCATTGAAGTCATTTGGGACAAATGTGTCACAGCCGCCCTGGAAACTGATGTCTCCTATCGCGGCGGTCTGGAAGGTAAAGCGAAAGAAGTTATCTGGGCAGGTAATGTTCTCAAACGCTGGGATCCGTACAATACTTATTTTGACTGCCGTGTAGATCCGTATCTGATTCCTGAAAAAGGAGAGTTCGTAGGTCACACAGAACTCATGTCTCGCACTGCTCTGAAAACTTTCATTGAGCGTCTTGACAATAAGATCATCGAGAATATCAAGCCTGCGTTTGAATCTCCTTCGATGATGAACATTTCTGGAGGTGGCCAGTATGGAGCTTCTTACTATCTTCCTCAGATCAATCCTAATGCATTGATCGATCCTGAGACCATTGGCTACACCAACTGGGATGCCTGGGTTGGAATGGTCACTTCTCGTAACAGTGGAAAGATCTCCTATAAAGGAATCTACGAAGTCTCCACTGAATACGTTCGTATCATTCCTTCAGACTTCAATCTCCGAGTTCCTGCCCCGAATACTCCGCAGGTCTGGAAGCTGATTATTGTTAATCACAGTGTGATCATCTATGCGGAGCGCCAGACAAATGCTCATGAAAAGATTCCTGTATTCTTTGGGTGCCCCTCTGAAGATGGCCTGTCCTACCAAACAAAGTCTCTTGCAACTAACGGTCTGCCGTTCCAGCAAGTGGCCTCTGCACTAATGAATGGTGTTCTAGCTGGTCGTCGTCGCGCAGTTACTGATCGAGTTCTTTATGATCCTTCCCGAGTGTCGGAAGGTCATATGAATTCTCCTAATCCGAGTGCAAAGATTCCTGTTCGTCCTTCTGCCTACGGTAAGCCTGTTGGTGAAGCTGTTTACCAGTTTCCTTTCCGGGACGATCAAGCTGGCATTAATATGCAGGAGATTCAAGCTCTTGTAGGTTTCAGCAACAACTTGAACGGCCAGAATATGGCTCGTCAAGGTCAATTTGTTAAGGGAAATAAAACTGATGGACAGTGGGAATCCACTATGTCCAATGCTACTTCTCAGGATCAGATCACTGCACTTCTCTACGAAGCTCAAGTGTTCACTCCGATGAAAGAAGTTCTGAAGCTGAACATGCTGCAGTACCAAGGCGCAGCTTCTATCTATTCTCCTTCCCAGGAAACTGTAGTAGATGTAGATCCTGTGGCCCTTCGGAAAGCGATCATTAAGTTCAAGGTGACTGACGGCCTGCTTCCGAGTGAGAAAGTTATCTCTGGCGATAACATGAAGATTGCAATGCAGGTCATTGGATCTTCTGGACCTCTGGCGCAAGGGTATAACATTGCTCCGATGTTCTCGTATCTGATGAAGGTAGATAACGTAGACTTCACACCTTTCGAGAAATCTCCTGCTCAGCAAGCCTACGAGCAAGCAATGAATTCTTGGAATATGGTAGCAATGGAGGCAGCTAAGAAAGGTGCTCAGATCTCTACTCCTATGCCTACTCCGCAACAATTCGGCTATGATCCGAACATGCAAAATCCTCAAGCCGTACAGCGGCAACAACTTTCTAACCCTGGTACTGGCGGAGGTATGACAAATGGCGCAGCTTAATTCTGAGAATCCTTTTCAACTTTGGATTCTTTCTGAAAAAGAAAACCTACAAGGATCTATTCTCACCTCTGCTCAGAAGCAAGTGATCCAAAATCAGATTGCTTACGCAGCTCTCTCGAAAATCAATCTCACTTTCGATCCACTTAACCCACAACTCTTCATGCAGGAGGAAGCTCTCTACAAAGGAAAAATGCAAGCCCTAGAGGCGCTTCTTATCGCATCCACTGAAGCCGAACAAAAGCTAGATCCTGGGCTTCAGCCAATTCACATCAATACAGGATCTGGCGTTTTCTCCCCTTCTAAACCCCCTCAGGAAATCTAATCATGTCACGCTCTGAACAAGAAATTGAACAAGCCATTCAAGCTAAAAACTTGAATGCTCCTCGCCTGACTCCGGCTTTGATTGACGAAGCAATCATCGCTGAGCAGTATCATATTTTTCCTGGTACTACTGTTACTGTATGTGTGCTCACGCTGCGTAATGGATTCAATACTGTTGGATACTCAGCGGCTGCAAGTCCTGATAACTTTGATGAAGAAATCGGACGAAAAATTGCAAAAGATAACGCGAGGCAAAAAGTCTGGTCTCTTGAAGGTTATCTGCTCAAGCAATCGTTGTTCACTTCTTCTAACTGATAGGATCTAATCATGTCTCTCATGGAACGCATCTTCGGTACTCGTCCTCAGCCGCAACCTCAAGGTCCGGCCCCTACAAATAATCTGCAGAAGAATCCTGATCCTCAGCAAGTTCCTCAACAAAATCAGCAAACTGCTCCTAACGGAGTTGTGCCTGCGGGCTCAGATGCTCCTCCTGCAGATGGATCCCCTGCTGATAAGTTTGCGGACCTGTGGGATCCTATCAAACAGGATGGAAGCAAAACTGGAAACGAGCCGGAAGGTTTGACTCCAGAAAAGATGCTCGAAGCCGCTAGTAAGGTAGATTTTAAGCGAGTCCTAGACCAGGATTCCCTCGCAAAAATCCAAGCTGGCGGTCCCGAAGCTGTACAAGCTCTTGCAGATCTCCTGAATAAAGCCTCGCAAACAGTTTATGGTCAATCCACTGTGGTTGCTCAGAAACTGATGGAAGCTCAAGAAGCCAGACTCAAGAAAGAATTTGCTGAGCAAGTTCCGAATCTGGTGAAAAAGCATACGATGCGAGATACTTTCCTGGCAGAAAATCCTGCCTTCAAAAAGCCTTCTGTCGCACCTGTGGTAGAGGCAATCCAATCCCAACTTGCGCAGAAGTATCCTAAGGCCACGACTTCAGAACTGAACTCGATGGCCAAGGAATATCTGCAAGCCGCTGCAGCAGACTTTTCTCCCGCTGCCCCGAAAGATACAACTCCTGCTAAGGGAGAAATCGATTGGGATTCGTATGTAGAGGGAAAAGTCTAAGTCTTTTCAAATCTCTTCAATTAAGGCTTTTCTATCATGACTTTTCTTCGTAATCAGGTTTCCAATGCCTCTAATCTGATGCGTCCTGCGCGTCAAGGCGATGGTTGGCTGGCTCATATTTCTCCGGTTGCTGTGGCTACTGATGCCAACGTAACTATGACCATTGCGCAACTGTCTGGTGGACTGGTGCAGTATACTGGCTTTACCGCCGGTCGAAACATTACCACTCCGACGGCAGCTTTGATTCTTGCGGCCAATCCGGATATGGATATTGGTGATAGTTTTACGCTGGCGGTTTCTGTGGTTCCTGCTTTTGCGGGTACTTATGTTGCCGGTACTGGTGTAACTTTGGCAGGCCGTGCAACTACCCCTGCTTCTAGCTATTCTTTGATTGTTGTCACTAAGCTTTCTGCCACCACGGTGGAATGGCGAGTGCTGTAATCTTTTCCTACTTTCTAATCTAAAGGACACATTAAAATGCCTACCGGTATCCAGAATACTTCCGGCTTTATCCAAGACCTTGCAGCGAAATCATTTGCGGGGATGATTACTCGGCTGATGCCGAATGGTCAGGCTCCGTTGTTTGGTATGACTGCAATGCTTCCCACGGAAACTGCTCTGCAAGTTGAGCATGGTTTCTTCACGAAGACTATGCTGTTCCCGTCGATGAACCTGGATGCAGCCGTTGCGAATGCTACGGATACTACATTCACGGTTGCTTCGACTACGGATCTTTTGCCTGGCATGCTGATGCGTGCAGAGTCCACTGGTGAAGTTGTTATCATCAACAGTGTTATTTCTGCTACTCAAGTTGCAGTGACTCGTGGTATTGGTTCTACTGCGGCTGCAATTGCCGACAATGTGAATTTTTATCAAGTCGGTAATGCGTTTGAAGAAAGTTCGGTTCGTCCGAATGCTCTGCAAATCAATCCGGTTCGTATTACCAACCTGACGCAAATCTTCCGCAATACCTGGGCACTGAGCGGCTCTGCTCAAGCTACTCAAGTTATTGCTGGCGATACTACGGTTGCTGAAAACCGCATGGATTGTGCAGCTTTCCACGCAGCCGATATTGAAAAGGCTCTGTTCTTTGGTACGAAGTCGCAAGGTACTCGTAACGGTCAACCGTTCCGTACTATGGATGGCCTGCGTAACATCATCCTGAATCCTGCGTACTATCCTGCTTCCTACGGTGGTGTTGTCAACAACACTACTGCTGGCGGTACGACGAACTTTACGCAACTTGAGACTGCTCTGGATCCGGTTTTCAATCAGGCGACTGATCCGAAAGTTGGTAACGAGCGAGTTCTGTTTGTTGGCGGCGCAGCTCGGAAAGTGATCAATAACATTGGTCGCCTGAACGCTACGTACTACATTCAGAACGGTGCCACTGAATACGGTCTGCAATTCGGTCAATTCAATATTGCCCGTGGCAGTTTCCGTATGATTGAGCATCCGCTGTTTAACTCGAACAGTGATTGGAGCAAGTACGCAATTGCTGTCGACCTGTCTACTTTCCGCGTTGCTTACCTTGGTGGCCGTAAGACCATGAAGGAAGATATCATTGACGGTAATGGTATCGATGCAGTTGGCGGTTCGCTGACTACTGAACTGACTTGCGTTGTGAAGAATCCTCCGGCAAACGCACTCATTACGAACCTGACGGCAGCCGCCGCTGGCTGATCCTCCTGAGGGAACAGTTTTCTGGTAAGGGTTTGCTGGCCACTAAACTCTTACCAACCTTCCACTCAGGAGCTCTTTTGATGAATACTTCTACCCCTGCTACTGCTACTTCTTCTGCTGAAAAGCGTCTGTATAAATCCACTATGAAGTTCTGTAATGTTGTCACCCCAAAGGGACACATTCTGCACTTCAAAGGCGGCTTCTTTGCTACAGATAATTCTGCCTACATTGATTTCCTTGATACGGAAATCGCTGCTGGCGGCTTTGGTACTTCTATCTACATTGATCCGAATGCTCGCACGATGACTGCGGAGCAAGAGAATCCGATGCTGGCTATGAAGAACTATTTCTACGAGCAATTCAAGCGGGAGCAAGCAGCGCAAATGGATCCGAATCAGGATCGCGGCACTTCAAATCAAGGTACTTTGAAACCTGCATCTACGTCTGATATTGCAGCAGTTGTTGCTGGCGGAGATGCAACCGCTCGCTTGGTTGCACTTGCTAAAGCTCCTGCAGCTCCCACGAAATAAGTAGGAATCTACGATGACACTGTCCGAACTCATTGCAGAGGTTTACACTCTAACCAATCGTCCTGATTTGGTTGCTCAAACTCTCAGTGCAGTTCGGGCAGCCACATTGAAGATCCATCAATCAGACTATTACTACAAAGACCTGTTCGAGACAGGTATTTCTTTTACTACTGCGGCATATCTTCAACAGATAGAGTTCCGCAATCTTATTCCTTTGTGGAGATCTTTTAAGTATCTTCGCAAAACAGATATCACTGGCACTGAGCAAGGTACTCTGTTTGAGGTTATTCAACCAGAAGTAGTTCTTGATTCCTATGGAGTCAATCGAGCCAATGTGTGTTATGTAGCTGGAACCGTCATTCAGGTTCGCTCGGACACGCAAGTACAATACGCTCTTCTGGGCTGCTATGTGAATCCAAATATCACAGAAGTTGGATACAATTCTTGGGTGGCAACTGATCATCCATACGCTATTGTATTTGAAGCAGCTTCTCTGGTCTTTAAAATGATTGGTGACACCGATCAGTTTGCCGCTTACAATCAGCTCGCTGGTATCCAGATGGGCGAAGTTCGTATGTCCAACATTCAAGCACAAGGATACTAAACCGTGGGTGCATCTATCTGGTCTCCTGGCGTTTCTGTAACTCCTCCTATTGTTTTTGATCAGACTGTCTCAGCTTATCCTTCTCCACAAGGTAGTTTTGATAGCATTCTCACTGCATTTACTGGCAACCTCGCTGGTATGGCATTGGCAGTTGCACATACTATTACAGGTGCGAGTACTCTTACTCAGCCTACTACTGGGTATGTGTATGTGCAGAATGCCTATCCGGAAGTAGGTTACCTTGCTAACTATTCAGGCTATAACCATTCTACCACAGGTAATGCAGGTAGAACGGCGGCTGTTTATAAGTACATTAAAGTAGACCAATATGGTCAAGGCGATGCGGTAGGCGTTCATGTCAATGCTAATGTCTTTTCTCAGAAGTCTGGGGCAACTAATTTCCTTGCCCAGCCCGCCGCTGTTTGCTTTAATGGACAAGCACTGGCATTTGCAAACTATACGTACCTCAATACGTATGAGACCATTTCCAAGGATAATGGTTACGATGTAGCAGCCATCGGCATTGTCAATAATTTTGAGAGAACTAACGCAACTGGCGGCCAATCTGCTGTTTGGATTGGATACCGAGTTCAGAACACAGGCTCGCAGCCTATCAACTCGATTATCTCTGCCATTGGTAAAGCAAACAACGGCCTAGATTTCTCGATGAGTGCGCTGGACTTTGGCGCCAATCAATCTGCCATTTCACTAAAAGCTAATCAGCGAATCTATTTCAACAATAACGCACTGGCTTCTGGTACTACAAACGCAGACTTTACTACCACTGGATATAATGGAGACTATATCACATATAGTTCTTCACTGTCTGCATTTAATTTCATTGTTGCAGGCGGCAGTCGTTTCCAGCTTTCTTCTTCGCAGGCCACTGTAAACAACATTCCTCTGGTTGTACTGACTCAAAGTGCAGCAACCTCCGGTACGATTCCTGATCGTTTTGGTCCTGGTACAATTCGGGCCATTACTCAGGGCAATAGAAACGCAATCATCGGTATTGCGCAGAACACCAATCCTTCTTCTACTCTCAGCTTTCCTACAGGTGTTACTGGTCTAGGCACTATTGTTGTTGGATCAGAAGGTAATACAACTTTTGGCGGTTATCTTGAAGCAATTACTTATGCAAACACAGGCACTCCTTGTGGCGCAGAAGTTGATGTCTTCAACTATGGAGCTGCAGCTACTACCAACTGGCCGCCAGATCGTTCTATTGGAACTACGCAGCAATCTCCCATTGCACTGACTGTTGGCGCTGGGGGTACTCAGAATAGTCATACGGCTATTCAGATCGTTCAAGAAGGTTCTGCTCCGAATACTTTCTTGTACGGTCTTGGCATTATGGCAAATGCCGTAACAAGCTGGGGCATTGTTGTAGATGCAGAATCTGGAGTCGGCCCGAATATTGCAGCTCTGTTGAAGCATAAGACGACTGCAGTTGCCTTGCAGATTCAGGCAGTGGGAACTGCTACTCCTGCAAACAGTGTCATGCAGATCATTGATACTGCTAGTGCATTTACTTTCGGTATTCGTCAAGACGGTAAGTTTAAATTCGCAACTGCTAACTTGCAAACCACTGTTGGCGCAGCGGGTGGAGCTTCTGCACTTCCCGCAACTCCTCTCGGCTACTTCCGAGCATTTACTGAAGCTGGTACAGAAGTAGCTGTGCCTTACTACAACCGAGTCTAAGATGCCTGAACTGAACGATAACCGTGTGAAGAACCAACTGGCTGTGCAGCGTAACACAGCCTTGGATAATCTCTCTATCTCTCAAGCGCTGGTAGAGCAGTTGAATGAATATCTCACAATTGCCTTTACGCATCTTAGTCGGCTTGCGAATGATCGACAAGAGGTTTTGAATGCAAAGCTAGAAGATGTTTCGGAAGAAACTCTGAAAGGCTATTCTTCTGCAGAGAAAGCAGACTACGAGAATAAGCGTAAGTCTGAACAGCTTCTGCTAGAGCATTCGGTTCCTGGTTACAAGGAATGGAAAAATGGGACAAATCGCGTACCGGGGTAATCTTTCTTCTGCCACTTATCCGATGACAATTTCGGACGGTGGCAGAACTGTAATCATTCCTGGCCCGGATAACAACTACGATCGTCGAGTAGATCCTACGGGCCAGCAATTAGATGCGGGCATTCCTCAAGCACTGTATCTTGAGAATGTGATGCCCACAGTGAATGGTTATCAGAGCGTAGGATTTAAAACACTTGCGGAACTTCCAGTACCGGGGCCAACTGCTGGAGGTGTAGGCTTAGCCCAAGTGCGAGGGCATGCATATCTTTATGTAGAAAGTGCTGCAGTTCCTGGATTGATTCGACGCTTTCTTGCACTTTTCCGTGGGCGAAACAGCAACAGCAATAGAGATGTAATCGCAAGTAGCTTTAGTGGAGCTACTTTTGCCTGGACATATGCAACAGGTTCTATACCTTTTCCTCTGCAAGAATTTCTTTCATCTACTCGTGTACGTGGTGTAACTTATGTATTCAGTAGCTCGACTGTATACGAAGTTACTAATCCCAGCGCCGATGTGCTAGATTTTGCAGATGTCTCTGCGTCTTTCACTGGAATTGTGCTGGCAGATGTGGTCTGCATTTGGTCTTGTGCTAACTATCTGCTAGCTGCTTTGTCAGATGGAACTGTGCAATGGTCCTCTACAACCACGCCAACTGATTTTTCTGCTTCTCTTGTGTCCGGTGCAGGTTCTATTGTTCCCAATGACATTAAGCAGAAGATTGAATTTGTTAAAGAAGCCATTAATGGTTTCTATCTGTACACAGAATCTGAGGTAGTGTACGCACAGTATACCGGCAATTCTCGTTATCCATTCAAATTTGTTGCAGTGCAAAACAGCGGCGGATATGAATCTCCTTTACAGGTTTTTGGAGACAGTCGAGGCAGTTCTCAGCTTGCCCTAGATTCGACAGGAAATATTCGAAGCATTACCAGTAATACTGCTCAACTTGTGGCTCCAGAAGTGTCTAACTTCCTAGAGAAAACTACTCGGGCAGAGACACTTACATATGCTACAAATACATTTACCTTGGGAACTTCAGCAAAGACAAATAGACTGACTTACGTTCTAGATAAATTCATTGCTGTACAGTATACTGTTGATGCAGAGAAGTTCTTTGCTGTTCTGGACACGGGACTAAATAGGTACGGGAAATTAAAAGTAGCTGGGGATCTCTACACTGATCTGTCAGATTTTTATTTCTTCGGCACAGAGCAAGGGTCTGTTGGATATCAGATGACGTTTGATATCTATGACACGGACTACACATTCAATTCTGCTCTTGTGCTAGGAAAGTTTCAATATGTGCGATCACGTTTTTTGAAGCTCGAAGAGGTAGAAATAGAAGGCCCTCAAAATACTGCTGCGATATCTTCTCCTAACCTCTCCTGTGTGTTGCTTCCTTCCTTAGATGGTAGAAACTTTAGTACTCCTGAAGTTCTTACTGCTTCTTACCTTTCTGGAGGAGTAGCTAAATTCCCCTGCCATCGCACGGCTCAGAACATTTCTATTCTACTCAAAGGTGCGTTTGATGTGAATACTCTACAGCTTCGATTCACTCCTGCAGGAGATCGATAGAATGAGTAACACTAATGCTGTAGTTCCTTTCCTTGGTGGCACACTTCCTGATGCATTAGAGTCTTTAGGAATCACACAGTTCGAAGGTGCTACTGGGTGGTATCAAACTATTGCAGGGATTCTTATCCAAGGTGGAACAGTTGAAGTTCTGGCGTCTGCCACTGCGCCAATTGCCTTTCATGCAGCAGTGCCCACTCAACTCCTAGGAATCTGGATTCAAACAGTGGGTGGTACAACCAATGGTGCCTATGTGAATGTCCCAGATCTTGAAGGTTTCGATCTTGTAAATGGTGCATCAGATCGCACTTATTACTGGTGGGCTATAGGAGTTTAACTCCCTCCTACCATCCCCTGCCGCGTGCAGTATCCTCATCTGTTAACATTCGTGTAGACTTCGGAGAGAAGCAAGAAATGAACTTTCACCGTATCCCAGATAATCTGGAGAACAAAGACAGCTTTATGTACAAGCTATCTCCACACGACCATTCGCTGGATGGGCTGACGCTAAAACTTAGTGCAGCCTGGACCAGTTACTTCACCGGCACCAAATTGGAAGCTATGTTTGCAGGACTCGAGTTGGGAGATATTCTAACTGCTCTGAGTATTGTGTACGTATTTCTGAATATCTACGTGCTTCTGCGGGATAAAGTTCTCCGCAGTCGTAAGGAAGCCGCAGCAGATAAGCGTGCGGAATCTGAAACTTCTTCAGGAGATTAAGTTATGGGCGCACCGTGGGACTCTGCTCTGCAATTGTGGGGCACTGCAATGGCAAACAACACCCGAGAGGGTGGCACAGTTACTACTCGAAAGAATCTTTCTCAAGAGTCAATCGATAAGCTGATCTACGATGCACTCTCTAGCGATGTAGGATTGGCTGCGCTGGCTTCTGGAGAGAATCTTACCGGAGGTTCAAAGAGCTCTTCCAAGACTTTGCTTGCTCAAGATATGATGGCAAAGATCATCGGCGAACTGGCCTCAGTGACTGCGGAAACCGAACAGACCACAAAGCAAGAAAAGACTACGAAAGAAGGTCGGGCTCTGAATAAGTTCGCGGATAATACAGGCACAGTTATCTGCACTGAACTACATCGCCAAGGCAAACTTTCCTCAGAACTCTACCATTCTGTCGGTGCTCCCTATGCGCAAGTTTCTTATTTCACTTGGCGTGGCTATCATCTGTGGGCTTCTCGTGTTGTTCCTCTGATGGCGCGTTCGGAGCGCTTGAGTAATCTCCTGCTTCCTGTCATCCGTTCTCGCTATCTTCTGCTCTCTGGCGCTCCTGGGTTTCATTTCTTTGGTCGCATGACTCAGCGTATTGGTGAGCCTATTTGCTGGATGATCGGCGCTGTAGTCTCCCATTTCGCTCACTTCAAGGAGCTGAAGTATGGTTCAGCCGATTAATGTTCTTGAGCTGATTAGCGGCGCAATTAACGGCGCTCGCTCTTCTAATGCCTCTCTTGCTGCTGCAGAACAAAAGGCAGCAGGAGAAGGAAAAGCTTTGATGGATGAAGTAGCTGCTGATCGCTTGAAAGCAGGTCAGGCTAAAGCTATTGTAGTTCGAGCTTCTGACAACGCAAAGCTAATTGAACAGGATAGAAATAATAAGGCACTTGACGCTGCAGGTGGAATGGAGGCGCTCTATTCTACCATCTCTCGCTTGGCTAAAGTAAAAGAAAGAGTTGGCACAGAGATAGATGCGGTGCGAGAAGAACAACTATCCACCACAGGATTTAGTCCCATTGGAGCCTTGAAGCTTGCGCTGGACTGGAATGGAAATCGCACTAGACTTCAACAATCTATGTCCGAACTTCAGATCCTGTCTGAGGTGTCTAGCAGTCTTGAAACTCGTTTGAATCAAGCAGGCATTCGCGCTGCTAGTGCGGCTAAGACCGTAACTCAAGCCTCTATCCAAGCTAATGCAGATGGCATTCTTGCTGAGGCGCGTATTCAAGCTGCTGCTGCACAGATTGAAGGAATCAAATACGGTGTTGCAAGCTTTGAAGCTGCTGCGAAAGCGGATGATAAAGAGCTTGCATTGATCACTGGCGCCGCGAATTTCGGTAGAGCAGAATCTCAATTCCAGCTTGCCCTGGAAGAAGAAGCGCGCCGCCGAGAAGACTCAGCCTTCAATCGTACCATCCGAGAAGAAGCTCTCTCCGAGAAGCGCAGTGAGCAAGCAACCCTTGAGACTGTCCTAGAGCAGATTAATCTAGGCCGTGTTCCTAGAAATCAAGCTCCTATCACGATGCAAGAACTTCGCGATGAACTGAAGCTGAATGGAGGTAAACTGCCTTCGGAACTTGCAACGGTACGGGAAGCAGGTAAGATTGCTGCTACAACTGGGCAAGGCATGATTGCGTTCTCTCCTGCGGAAGTGGCAGGTGTTCTCCAGACTTCTCCTACTCTTCTCAGCTCTCTCGAACCACAGCAGAAGAAAGTGGCTGAATTGGTTCTGCAAGCTCAGTCTGTTCTTGGTCGTCCTGAGAATAAAGTACTTCTTGCGGATGACAAGACTGGAGCGAAAGCGAAGAAGATGGTTACTGAGCAGGTGCAAGGAGAGATCCAGCGCCAACTTCGGTACGTGGGAAACAATCCGGACAATGTGTTTTACATTGGTGAGCCTGCTTCTTACATCGGCTCCGCTACTACTCCTGGTGTGAGCTCTTTCCAGAAGTATACGCTGACGCAGAAAGTGTTTAATCCTGCGATTGCTGCAGGTACTTCTCTTGCAGATCCGAATGTCACATTCAATCTTGCGCTAGAGGCTGTGAAGCGCGGTGACATTCCAATGTACCAAGCTGCTGCGGATTACTCCAATATCTACAAGCGCATGTCTGCATTGAATCGTGCATCCGCCGATTTCCGTAAGTTTGCAATCTCACTTCCGCCAGATGGCGCTAAGTATGTTGTGAAGATTGACGGACAAGAGCTCGACAGTACTGACTTTGTATCAGTAGCGGCTGCGATGAATCGTGCAATGCGGAATCAAGAGAATCGTCAACGCTTGTATCTGCCTCCCGGCATGAACATGATTGACATGAATATGAGGAAATAATGGCAGATACCTTTTCCTTCATTCGCCCGATTACGGAATCTGTTACTCGTGCAGTTGGAGTAGATCCGGAGGAAGAAGGCACAGATTTCACTTCCTCTCTCTACTTCCGTGCGAGCGATATGCATAATGTCGCAAACGGCGGAGTTAGCTGGACAGATCCCAAAGCATGGGCAGATAAGATTGGAAACATGGGCCGCTTCGTTGCGGTCTCTGCGCTTTCTGGCGTGAATAGTTTCTACAATACTGGTGTAGCAGTAGGATCTTTTTTCAATCCAGGCCTGCAGGAAAGAGATACCGCGAACTGGATTACTTCTCTGGATTCCAATCTGGGGGACTACTACTCTCTGAACCGCGAGAGCGCAGATCTGACTGGCTTCATTCTGGGATCAATCATTCCTGGCATGGGCGGCATTAAAGTATTCAATGCAGGTCAAGTTGCATTGCGCACCGCAATTAAGGAAGGTGCCATCGGCGGAAACATGGGCAAGTCTCTGGGCTTGCTTCTGCCGAAAACTGATGATTACATGAAGGCAGCAGTCCGTGAGATTACTGCTTCCACTACCACTCTCAATCTCATCAATGCCAATACGACCCGTGCCATCGGTGCAGGTCTTTGGCAGAATGTGATGGAAGCCGCTGCGTTTGAAACTATGGTGCAGGTCACTATGTTTCGCTCGCCCATTCTGGAACAGCAAGATGGCTGGGACATTGCAAAGAACATTGCAGTAGGTGGAGCATTCGCGGGCACTGTGCAAGGTATCTTTGGGGCGGCGAAGCTGAGAGGAACTCTGAAGAAAGCGATTGATGAAGAGGAAGTATTCCGTCGTCCTTTCCAAGAGCGCCTGCAGTTTTCTACAGCTACTCCTACAGATGCGCGGATTGTTCAGCTTTCTCTGGATACAGAGATGGCTGCGCAGCCGGTTACACTGCGCCGTGCTGATGGTACTCTGGTAGAAAACAATTTCGCTACCACTCAGACTCTGTATCAGCAAAAGGTTACTTCTAACCTGAATGAGATTCGTGCCGGGTTCAATGAACTGGCAGGTAAGGACCTTACTCTGGGGAACACTCTTGCAAACCTGATGAGCCCTGTGCTGAAGAATGGTTTGCCGACAAATGGATTTGCTCAGCAGACTTATTCTTCTATCACTGGAGCTCGTCAGATTCTCCGTGCAGCCGAGAAATCATCGCTAGAAGAAGTGATGGAGAAAGCACTTGCTAAGGGAGAAGTGCCTAAGACTACTGTGGCGGTTCGTCATGTGAAACTCTTTGGCGATAATGCAGGAGAGGCTCTCACATCGCAGCCCCGTATTCTTTACTACGGTGATCGATTCAAGTCTGCGGATGCAATCAAGAGATCTATCCGCGAGGACTACAAGTTCAAGGGCGATTTTGAAGTAGGCCTGAATCGCTGGAGCACTCTGCAATTGAAAGGTGCAAAGGCGCACATTGAAGCAGAGGCTCGCTACATCTGGGCATCTAAGTCTTCTGGGATGCTCAAGGAAGTTCCTGAAGGTGCAACTGTAGATGCTTTCGATCTGCCAGTTCTTCAGCGCGCCTACGAAGATGGTCAGTGGAATATCTCTGTAATTTCCGGAGAAGGCCCTTCGCTTTCTATCCGTAAGATCACCTCGAAAGAAGATCTGTACGATCAGATCAAGAAGAGTAAGGAAGAGACTGCTCTTCACTTCGGTAATTCTTTCCTGACCAAGCGCGGGAAGGCGAAGAAAGAAGGTCTGATTCCTAAGGAAGATTTCAAGGAACAGATCGGTAAGATTGCTGACGTGCGCCAAAACTATCTGGACGGCAATCCTTCTGGCGTGGAAATCAATGATCTGTTCGCTACGAAGGCAGCTCAGCAGAAATACATTCAGCAGTTGCAAGAGCGTGGCTTACCTCTGAATACTCCGGAATCTAGCACTGCAATTGAATTCATGCCCCGCTATGGTAAAGTGGTGTATGAAGTTGCAGAGGACATTAGCGCAGTGACTCCTCACGTCCTGGATGGAGTTGCTCACTATGCAGCGATGGAGAAGATTTTTGTCGAAGACGCTGGTCGCGCAGTAGCTAAAGTTCTGGGCTCCTGGGCAGATCAACTGCCGAAGATTCCGAAAGATAAGCTTGTAACTGCCACACGGAATGATCCGTCCGCAGGTCTTTTCTCCAACGACTCTTCCGCGTACGGAACTGTTGGCTCAGCAATGAGTTTCATCGGATCTCTTGTGCGGCAGATGAAACAAGATTTCCGTAAAGCATCTAGCGATGCAATGGAATCTCAGCTCGTAAAGCTTTCTCAGAAGCCCCAGGCCGCATTTGAATTTGAATCCCTGAACCAGAAGATTACCCGCACAGGTAAACAGTTCTATCTGAGAGAAGCTCCGGATGGAACTATGGTTATGGTTGACCGAAAGCTTGCAGGTAAAGATGGCGAGGTTGATTGGGACCTGGCTGAAGATGGAGTGAATGCTTTCAACATCACTCACTCTGAAACTGCGGAACTTATTGCAGCACACATCCGCGCATCAGGCGCCAGGACCAGTAACTTCCGGGATCTTCATGCTGCGCAAGGTAAGGTAGACAATAAGGATCCTGGAGTCTATCGTCCTATTCGTCCTGACCTGAAGCAGTATCCGCACTTTGCTTTCGTGAAAGATCCGCGAGTGACTGGCCAAGGTCACACAACCATGATTCATGCAGCTTCTGAGAAAGAACTTGCAGCTCTGGTTGAGAAGGTGCCGCCTGAATACAAGGTGATCTATAAGCGAGATACAGAAGAATACTTCCAAGCACGCGGGGAGTATGATTACCAGCGCACGCTGAATGAGAACTACATTGACAGCGAACTGGCGAACAAAGGTATCTTCTCGAACTTCTTTCCCAAGAGTGATCCGCAGAAGATCGTAGATGATGTGCTGCAACAGCATTACCGCGAGAGTGATACTCTTGTATATGAAGCTGTGCGCCTGAACTATGAGCCTGAGTTTGGACTTCTTGAAGACCTGGGGAAGCAGTATTCTCGCGTAGATACATCGAAGTTCGCATCTCGCTCAGATATGATTGAGGCGGCATCTAAGAATCCGTACTTCAATCACATCAAAACTGCTCTGGATATTTCCAAGATCAATGAGCATCCGATCATCTATTCTGCGAACAAGCTTCTCGATGGAGCTTTCTCTCGCGCAGTAGCTTCGATTCGTGATACTTGGAATCAGGTGGGAAGCACTAAAGATCTGGATAAGATCAATACGCTTCTCGATGAATATGGAATGAAGCCGGCATACTACGATGCAGCACTCCAAGCTTTGGCGAATCATTCGGCGCCACGTGGTGAACTTACTCGTTTTGTTCGCGGTGCTAATGCTATTCTGTCTCGGTTCACTCTCGGACTAGATCCTCTCAATGCGCTGAACAATGCGATCGGATCTAACATCCTGCGCGGTACGGAAACTGCACACATTGTCCGTGCAATCCGTGAAGGGAATACTGCGCTGGGCGCCGATCTTGCAGCACTCTCCAGAATTAAACTTCCTGGTGTAGATGCTTCGATGCTCGCTCCCACGAAGCTGATTGCGAAAGCGGTTAAGAATTTCTGGGAGGATCAGGGTCCGCTGATGCAGAAGTATCGGGACATGCAATTGATCAAAGATCGTGCAGAGCAACTGAAACTTCTTGTGGAAGATTTCACCCTGAAGGGAACTGAATCTGCCCGTGAGCTAGATACTCGTCTGGCTACAGGATTCCAGCGCGCTAAGGCAATGACCTCAGAGAAGTTAGATTCTCTGGAGAAGTTCACCGGGAATACTCTGGCAGAAGAATTCAACCGTTTTGTGTCTGCCAATGTGATGGATCAGATCACAGGTATCGCAATCAAACACGGTGTGATGGATGATGCAACTGCTCGCACATACATCAATACTTTTGTGAATCGCGTCGAAGGTAACATTGTTGCATCGCAGCGGCCTCTGGTTTTCCAAGGGCCTATCGGTCAAGCAATCAGCCTCTTTCAATCTTACCAGTTCAACCTGATCCAACAGCTTCTCCGTTACTCCGCTGAAGGTAAGGTGAAAGATCTGGCAATGCTTGCAGGTCTGCAATCTACTCTCTATGGCGCTCAATCGCTTCCTGGTTTCCAGGCAGTCAACGTGCATTTGATTGGACAGCTCTCGGGGAATACGGAGCATAAAGATCTGTACGATGCAACTTATGGCGCAGTAGGCCGCACTGCTGGAGACTTCCTTCTTTACGGCCTCCCTAGCCGAATGATCCTTGGTTGGGGCGAGGGTAATGGTGTGAACATCTATTCTCGCGGAGACATTAATCCTCGTCATCTGACTATTCTTCCTACGTCCCTGCAGGAAACTCCAATCGTTGCTGGCTGGGGTAAGTTCTTCGGGAACATGTATGAGACATCTAAGAAGATTGCAGGCGGTGCAAATGTGTGGGAAACATTCCTACAAGGTGTAGAGCATAACGGTATTTCTCGTCCACTTGCAGGAATGGCGCAGACTCTTCAAGCTTTTGGTCCTGGAGGTCAAGCTTATTCCACATCTAACAAGGGCACTATCCTCTATCAAAATGATTTAATGTCTCTTGCTACACTTACAAGAATGGCAGGTGGTCGGCCTCTTGATGAAGCCATTGTCAATGATGCAATGTTCCGAGTTAAATCTTACGAAGCAGCTCGGCGCAGTGATATGGCATCTTTGGCAGAGCGTGTTAAGAGTACGCTGATTGAAGGAAATAATCCTACACCTGAGCAGATCGAATCTTTTGCTGGACGATACGCAGAGATTGGTGGAAAGCAAAAGAACTTTAATCGCTGGATGATGGAGATGTATACATCTGCAAATACGGCGCAGTCCCAGAAACTCCAGGAAAGTCTTTCTAACCCATATGCTTATAAGGTGCAACTCCTTATGGGCGGAGAAGAGTAAATGAACTATCAACGAAGATTGATTCTAGGTGCCCTGCTTGTTATTGCTACTGCGAGCAGTGGCTGTGCAACAGGTATGTTTAACAACGAAGTAGTTTGTGGTGAAGCAGGGAAGTTGCGCTTCATCTCATTCTATGGTCCTGTAGGTGTCGGCGCTAAGGTCGATTCCTCTCCGGTAAAATGTCCTGACACGAATCAAGGAGTGAAATGAATATGAGTAACGTATCCGATCCGGCGCGTTTTGCAGCTACCGTCACTCCTAGCGATGTCACTATTCTGAGCCCTACTCGTGGACTTTGGATTGGGGTTTCAGGATCTGTAGCGGTTCGCATGTTTGAAGAGCAGAATACTGTTACACTAACTAATGTTCCTGTTGGTATTCTGCCTATTCAAGTAGATCAAGTGCTTGCAGCAACTACGGCCGCCAGTATTGTCGCCCTCTGGTAAGGAAATAATATGGCCTCCTATCAGAAATTTCAATCTTTTGTTGAGCAACAGTTAATTGCTCCCTGCGATTTTGATGCGAATACTTTTAAATTCGCCCTGTCAAACACGGCGCCTAACTTAGCTACGGCTGATTTTTTTAATGACATAACTGAAATCGCAGCCGGGTCTGGGTACACAGCAGGAGGAGTTGCCACAGCTCTTTCTGTTAGTAGAGCCTCAGGAGTTGCAAAAGTTGTTGGTACAGATGTAACTATTACATCTACAGGAACTATTGGTCCTTTCCGATATGTAATTTTTTACAGAGACACGGGTACTCCTGCCACCTCTACACTGATTGCTATGTGGGACAATGGCACAAGTATTACCCTGAATAACACTGAGTTTGTTACACTAGATACTGATGCGATAAATGGACTGTTTCAGATTAGTTAATCATCATGCCAAACTATTCCATTAAGATTGCGTCACCTGCCGGCAGCGCTCCAATAGCTACTTTTGAAGTAGCTCCTGATGGAATTTGGACATGGTTTACGGACGCCAGAGCTGTAGTACGCTCCGGATTTCTGTATACCATGTTTGTAGACTCTGCTGGAACTTGCAGAATTCGGCAAACAAAACTTCTGGATCAAACAGTAAAAGCTTTTCAGCTTTCTTCTACTGCGCTGGAAATTGACGATCACAATAATGGCTCTTGTCTGTTTGACAGCACCGGTCGTTTAATTTGTTTCTATGGACAGCATAACGATGAAACATTTAGATATAGAATTTGGGACGGAGTAGGAGATTTTGCCTCCGGAGCTTCTTGGACTGCCGAAGCTGCACGAGGAAATAGTGAAGGTCCTTATAGCTATCCAGGCTTGTATCAATTTCCTGCTGATACGTCTAAATCGTATCTCTTTACTCGTCGTTGGACAAGCGGAGCTGGCACTACTAGAACTTTTGCATACAGAACGACTACTGCTTTGACGGGCACTTCAGATCCCTGGAGCGCTTATACTGATGTGCTGTTGCGCACCAATCAACGTCCTTACGTCAAACATGTAATGTCAGGGACAAATAGAATTGATGTGGCAATTAGTAGTGCTCAACCTAACGAAGATACTTTCATTTCTGTTCTACACATGTACGGACAGCTTGATGGATCGAATAACTTGCGCTGGTATAAAACTAACGGTACAGAAATTGTAGCTGCTCTTCCGTTTAATCCAGTGACAGAAGCTACCCTAGTAGACGACGGAACAAATAAAAAAAGATGGATTAGTGATATAGCCGTAGGATCTGATGGCCGCCCAAGAATTTTGTGGATGCTTTATCCTAATGGGGACGGCACAGATATTCGATACATGTATTCTAGATGGACAGGCGCTGCTTGGACTACTGGAGCAGAGATTTGTCGAGGCGGCACAAACCTGTATGCAGGAGAGATATTCTACCACGGAGGACTGTGCTTTGATTTTCTTGATCCTGACCGTGTATACTTGAGCGAAAACTTTACGACAGCTCAATATCAGATTCAGGAGTGGAGAACAACAGACGGCGGCAGCACTTGGTCAAAGATTCGAGATCTTACAAGTGGATCATACACCGGCATTCGTGCCCGTCCTTACAGTCCTAGAGATAATACAGGAAATCTACGTGTCGTGTGGTTTGAAGGTACTTACGATACCTACACTTCATACAACACTAAAGTTCTTGGTGCGGGGTAATTATGGCATTCGCTACAGCAAACTTTACCGGCACAGCGTTTACTGAATTAAGTGTTGCAGACACTAATTTTGTAAAGCACCCTTCATATTCTCAAGACTTAATCCTGGGATCGACAGGTGCTTATCTAATATGTAATTCTGCTCTTGCTATTGGAGTTTACTATCATGTAGCAACTCCCCCTTCGGCGGATTATCCCGTCAAAGCAACCATTGCTACGCTGGCAGGATCTACAGCAGATGGATCTCTTGCGGTATGCGGTAGAATGTCTACTACTGCAGATACTTATTATTTTCTCCAATATAATCACGCATCCGCTATTCTTCGACTCTTTGAAAGAGTTGCAGGAGTCAACACTCAACTTGGCTCTAACTATTCTTTTACTCTAACATCTACGCCGGCAGAAATAGAGCTGGAGATGGTAGGGAATCAGATTTCAGGCAAGTTGAATGGTACAACTGTAATTCCTGCGCAGACTTCTAATGCTATTACAGCAGCAGGCAAATGCGGAATTCGACTGTTCGATACCAGACAGAGCGGCGTCAATGATGCTTTTTCTTACGATGATTTTAGCGCGGGCTCCGGAGCTGTATCTTATTCTATTGCACTTGATTCTGGCACGTATACACTTCTCGGTACCGATGCGACCTTTGGTTATATCATTGTACTAGAATCTGGTACATATACCTTTGCAGGACAGGCAGTTAGTATAGTCCCGTCCGTTATTCCTTCTGCCGCTTCGAGAAATAATTCTCTGAGCATTTCTAGTCGTATCGGTATTTAACCCTTAGGGAACTCTCATGCCAGTTGATCAAGAAAATCCTTCCGTTCCTCCTGCACCTCCTCCGGTAGAGTCTGAATCTTTGCTAGCTTGGCGCACTCGTAATGCAGCAGCCACTGAGAGAAATGCAGCAGCAGTTGAGCGTCTAGCTATTGAATCTTCTGGAACTCCCGCCACTGAAGGAGGTATTTTTCTCTCCCTTCTAAATAGTGTTCTGGTCGGTAGACTCACTACAAATTCTGATGACGCAATCATCTGGGCGAAAGATCTTACAAAAGAATATTTGCTCCGATACACTCTTCTTGGCGAACCAAAAGTAGCGGCAAATGGGCAAAGTAACTGAGAAATCCATCGAGAAAGCACTTGCAGAAAAGCGTGTGAATAAGAAGTCTTGGACTCAATGGGAAGATAGATTTCCTCAAGATGCTCCGAATAAAGATTTCTTCGCAGAGGCGGCTCAGGGCAGAGCGTTGTACCAGCAAGTCTTTGGAGTAGACCCGAACAGAGCGTTATAGCTCAGAAAAATATAGACGTAAAAAAGCCACCTCTCGGGGTGGCCTTTTCGTTTCTGGATGACGATGAATCGATGCAGTCAGTGTGTGTATGGAATGATGATCGAGCTACGCATACTGTACAGTTTTCGTGTGCACTTCTCTGCAAGATCGAGAATATCTTGGTGAGTGAATGTACCGATCACCACGATTTCACAGTAGGTTGCAATCTCCATCAGTTGGATGTAGACATCTTTATTCTCCTGATCGTGAAGGAGTTTCATCAGAGCTGGATGCTTACGAACTTCTGTGTGAAGATCAAGCATCTGTTGAGGAAAGAATTGTAGATCTAGCTTTGGAGTAGATCCATTCATTGCCCCGCTCATTCTAGGACTCCAATACGAAATTGTGCTTGGTACACATTTCTTTCAGCTCGGCCGCTTGATGAAGTGCATCTCCAAGTGCATGGTGTGCATTAGGATTAGGAGTGCTTGTCACTGGAAATAGCTTCTTCATCGTACGGAAATCTCGCACTGAGTTGTATTTCCAGGGCACTTCAATACCGAACTGCTTATACGCATGAGCAAGAATTGCCACATCAAAATCAGTTCCCTTACACCAAATGATCGGCTCTGCACGAAGTGAAGAAAGATAACGAGAGAATGAAGTGAGAACAGCAGGAAGAGTACGAATGCCTTGACCAGGATAGTTCGATCCGGTCTTCCACCAATCAATTGTGCTCTGAGATTGAGTACGTGCTTCCTGGCCGACAATCATGATCTCTTCATAGAACGTAAGAGTATCTGTAAACGGTGCCATAGTACAGGCGCCTATGGAAAGAATGACAGCGGTACGTTCTGTATCCAGTGTTTCGATATCCACCATCACGTTGATCTTATCTGAGGACATGTTTGATTCCTTTATCGGTTACGGTTACTTGAGACTGTTTTACTTTCTTAGCTCGCCAGCGTTTTGAGTACTGGCCAGAAGAAAGCGGCTTAGGTTTCGGAGCATCGGACATTGCGTAGCCAAACATCCAGCACGCTGACCAATTACCTCTATCTCCTGTGCGTTTCCATTCATGTACATACACTAGGTTCTTAACTCCAGGAGTGCAGACATGAAGGTATCGAATCCAACGAGACACAGTGGAGTTACATAGCCCTGTAAGTTCCATGATTTCGGGCTGTGTCCTGGCTCGGAAGGCAATTGCATTGAGAAGGATTTTCAGCGCAGCTACATTCTGGAGACTGTTAGTCTTTCTAGACGCGACCTTCTTCGTTGAAATCTCCGGCTTCTCCAATCTTGTCTGCCCTGGCAATGGCTGCTGCATCTGTGTATTTGAGTCCGACATATCGCTCACTAAGTTTTTCTGCGTTGCACTGAAGGACATAGTCTCGATCAATTCCATAGTGATTTCTTACGGCTTGCATGTAGAACTCTAGGTCGCCAAGCTCTTCTACTACATGTTTAAGATTGCGCGGCTTACCATAGATGTATTCTTTCTTGATCGCATCACCGAGTTCACCAGCCTCTCCGCAAACTCCAAGAGCTGCATGGATAGCCATTACTTGTTCAGTATCCGCTTTGAAAAGCTGTCGAACAAATTGATCGTATCGAATTGTTTCCCTTACAGGCTCCACCCCGAATACACGAGAACCAGGATCAACTTCCACAGAAACAAACGTAATGAGATCGCTCATTTAGTCATCCTTCTTTCTTCTGCGCTAAGCAGAGAGTAGTCTACGATTGAGGTATCTGCTTCGAGAACAATCTTTCTCTTAGGAAGATACCCGTTGAGGTCAGGCACACTTTGGATCTTATCCGCTGAGTGCAGGTTTACAAGAATCTCTTGAAGCTGTGACATCTTTTCTAGATCAGAGTGCACATGACACCAGATATCCTTGAATGTGCATACACCTTCGAATCCAGAAATCACTTGAAGAACTTTATGTGTTACGTCTGAATTCTTTCCTTTACCGAATTCTCCAAGAGCTCTTGGCATAAAAGATTCAGAATGAGTGAGTACTGTATTTGCGTACAGTACATCCTGTTCACTGATTGAATTAGAGCTTCGTGCGGCAGTATGAATGAGACACAGCTTGAGGAGGTGGATGAAGCGTCTGTTTGAATAGCTTTCAAATCTGACATCATCAACTGTTGGATTGAGATGATAGATTTTGTCAAGCAAGTTTCTAGCGTTAGATGTGAGTTCGGCAGGTCCGAAGCAGTTTGCTTTAATTCGCTTGAAGCTCTCCAGAATTCGTTCAGTGCTTTCTGCTGACGGGCGTTCGGGAAATGGGATTCGTTTTCCATTTGGTTCTCCATAAATGAGTAGGATACGGGAGAAGAAACCTTGTCCTAGAATATCAGTTGGAAAAGCCAAGCTGAAGCCGGTAGGAGTGTTACCGCCAAGAATAGAAACAGTAGGATTAGATATATCAACACTCTTACCGTTCTTGATCCGATTTCTATATGTCCCGTTGAAATCCCACAGAGTGCCAAGGAGAGAAATAAACTCGATGTTACCATTGCCAAAGAAATCGTTAAACTCATCGGCCATGATAAACATTTCGGAATCAGGTTTGTCATCTCCATGTCCAAAAAGATTTCTATCAAGGATGTCATCGACGGACACTGTTCCATTATCTTCTCCTGCTAGATCAAGAAGGAATTTCTCTTTCGTGGACTTCTCTGCTGCGATTGTGCCGTAGCCTGCTTGCACAAGAAGTGAACGCATCAGCTTAATTGCCGTAGATTTTCGTGTTCCTGGGGAACCAATGAGCATTGTATAAGTATTAGGGTATACACTAAAGTGACCGTGCTGGAAATAAAACTGGCGCCCAAGTAGAGCGCCTATTCCTCCGATTGCACACCATCTTTGGAACACCGCTGGGGGTTCTATTCCTGATGTGTAATCTAGGTATTGGGAAAAGAAGTCATCCCCCAGCATAGGATTCCTCTCGGAGTTCCGAGGAGTTAGAGTTCGCGGGTGCGAGGTACGTGAACTTGTGGCAGATCGTGCGAAGCGATCAATGTGTCGAGCTTATCAGATAGCTCGAAGTAATCCTTTCCAAATTCCGGGGCGCAGTTGAGGCTACGCTGCAGAAGAGATTGAAGACGTTTCAGTTCTGAAACACCTACGAAAGATAGGTGAAGAACTGGTTCGAATGTATCGGTAGATTGGGAGACTCGTGCGTGGATCATTTCAGTTCCTTCGGTCGATGAAATTCAATACGTTGATTGGGAAATAGAGGATGGTTAAATAGCATACACCACCTACATTCCCACATTGTTGCTTCTATCCAAGCATCGGCAAAAGTTTTGGTAGGAGCCGGATAAGAAGTAGGAGGCCAATTTGGCCTAAGCTGTAGAATCACTCTGTCTCACTCCAGTATTTAGCTCGTCGAAAACTACCAGATCCTCCCTTCTCCCACTTACCAAGTTTGAGTGCGGCTGGCACTGTAAAAGTCCTTGTTGTCCCAGATACATCGCGGACACTGACAGGAATCTCCATACATTCCCTGACCTTCTCTGCCAGATGCTCATGGCCCTCCTTATAAGAAAAGAGGATCGAATCGTGTATCTGTGCGTGGAGTCTAAAAGTAGTAGGGTTCGGTAAGGCAATTTCATAGAAGACCCTTTTCCATGCTTCGTTCAGCGTTCTGGAATTGAGTGATTGAGGGCAGTGAGCGACGTACGAATTAAGATCAAGTTTGTTTTTATCGGGCCGTCCAAAACAATAGCGAGTCCAATCGCCTTCTGCGATGTATTCATCAGACTTATAGTGCGCGAGATTGTATGGCGTATGGTGGAAAGCTCTGCTTGTAAGTCTACGATTGATGAGTACGCTTTCGGCAACCCAGGCGTAGTACGTTCCTTCAGTGTACGGAGATTTTGGTCCACGTAGTTTAGGATAGGTTCTATGGAATGCAGCCAAGAGATGATCTGCGATTTGTTTTGGATCATTGAATGGTAGTCCTAGTAGTCGTTTGGCTTCCCAGATATTCTTCAGTCCCATCGTTTCAATCAGAACCCCGGCTCCCATGTTATAGTTAGCTCCGTGATTGACCCGTTTTGCGAGGTCTCGCAGTGCTTTATTCTTAGTTTTCTTGTCTGCGTCTGAATAGATATCATCGTAAGGGACGCCGAAAAAAGCCGAAGCATTAACACTGTGGAAATCTCTGGTTCCTGATACGGCTGCAATGAGGGCAGTATCCCCTGCAATGTGAGCTGTGTCTCTAGATTCAGCTTGTTCCAGATCGCACTCGGCAATGAAGAAGCCTTCCTCGGCCACAATAGTTTGTTTGACAATCGGGCCGTCTTTTGTAGGCGCATTCTGAATATTCGCACCACACCAGAAATGATGTTCGCCAGAAGCAAGTCGGCCAGTTTCAGTTCCCTGCGGATTCTGCGTATACAGCCAGAAGCCTTTGTATTCTTTTGCTCCGCCCTCCCCTGCATGAATACCTGTTTGCTTTGCATCTGAATCCAGGCGCAGATAAGTGGTAGCAAGTTTACGGAGTCCTCGAATGGTGAGAACCTTGCCGAGAATTCGATTGTTAATCGGATGGCGATACATCGCTTTAGCAAGGAAGATCTCTTTCGTAGATGTGATATCTCCACAGCCGAGAATCTTCAGGAGATCCTTCACTTGAACTGGAGAGTTCGGATTGAATGTAGGACTCCCTACCATCTTACGAAGAGACGCCAGCTCTACAGCGATCTCTGAATCTACTTGCTTCCTGGATTCTACATGGCGTACAGGATCTCTTTTCAGTCCTGTCATCTCCGCAAGGAGACATGGGTAAACTAACGGAAACTCAAGAAGATAATTCTTCCTTGCCCAATCAGGCATCTGCAGCATTTGCTGGATCCAAACGTTAGCAGTAGCCCAGGTATCAAGAGCATTGTATCTGTAGTACTCCTGAAGATCATTTGTTTCGGCGAGATCTTTCCAATATACCACCTTACGTAGAAAGAAGGCATTAAGGAAAGCAAGATCTTTTGGTAGCTCGGAATAGTGGCAGTGAAATAGGTGTGCTGTATCCCAGAGCCAGTTTGCGGGGGCAGAATTATAGCGAAGGAGATACGCGACATCGTACTTTCCATTCTGAAAGATCTTAGCTGCGGGCAGTGTATTAAACTTCCGCATCCAAGCAAGAGCCCATTCGGAATCTAGCGGAAGAACAGCAGACTCTGTACGAATGGAACCGTCAGGATTTAGGAAGATGAATGTATAGCCGATGCAACGAATAGAGAGCGGAGACTTGAATGTTTCAATGTCCGCTGCGATTGCATATGCGCTTAGGGCTCGCTCATATACGGAGGAAATGATATCAGGTGTGAGAATACACCATGTGAACTGGGATGCCTCAGTCCATTTCGAAGGATTAGCGACCTTTGAGATATATCGTTCGGCGAGGAACTTTCCGTACGAAACAGAGAACAGTTGGTCGAGTGGACTAACAAACACAATCTCCAGGCCCTTGTACGAAAACAAAGAACCTGCATAGTCTGAAAGTCCTGGGTCAGACTTTGTATTTCCCTCAAGAGCCAGAAGCGCTCCAAGGATTTTTGTGTTCGTGGATACCACCTTGGTAACAGATCGTTTCGCACAATACATCTCCAGTTGTGCCAGATATGCCCAAGGCTCCAGAACTACATAAGTAGTCAGGCCATTGAACATACCTTTAAGATGAGGCACATAAGCTTGATCATCTACAGTGCCAAGGAAGAGAGCGTTTGTCATGTCTTAGGAGAAGTTCTACGTTTCTGTTCGTTCCAGATTGCTTTCAAATCCTGCGCGTAAGATTCTTTCAGGGCAGGCCAAGGATAGAATCTATCAATATCTTCCATCCGATTCGATACTAGCTTCTCTGCTACGCGCAGATTCTTTGGAGACATACTAGAGAGCTTTCGATGTAGTTCTTCTCTAGTGAACATAATCCACATAGCCATAGAATCTCCTGCTGAGGGGCTGAGTGAGCTAATGAATACACCCCTAGATTGTGTCCAAGGGTGCATGGGATTAGATCACTGAACTGTAGTTCAGATCACAGTCATCGTATCGATATCGATGTAAGTCTTGCTCTTGTCCTTGCTGGTACGATGCTTAATCACAACAGCAACTTCAGCACCTTGAGAATCCGCCAGCAATTCACGATTGCTCTTTGCACCGTAGTGAGCAGCCAAAGACTTCAGCAGTTCCTTGAACTTGCCTTGAGCGAATTCATTGGTCAGATCGAAAAGCAACTGAGCTTTCGCACCAGCTTCCAACGGAGCTTCAGTAGAGCCGGCAGGCAATTCAATGGTTTCCAGAGCAGTCATCGACAGTTCAATGAAAGTCTTCAGACCACTTTCTTCCTTGTCCTTAACCTTGAACACGCCAGCAATGGTTTTGTTCAGGTCCCAAGCAATCGTCACCTTATGAATGCCGACAGGATAGTTACGGAATTCAGGAATGTCAGCCAGATCATCCAGCGTGCCATCCAACAGTGCGTCCATTGCGTCGAGAGTTTGTTCGGTCATTTGGTTTACCTTGAGATGTTTAGAAAAATCAACCATTACAGGTCAGAGTGGGAAGGGATCATTGGCTTCCTGAACCGATTTCGGTACAAGTCCAATATGGTTTGCGAATGAGTCTAGTGCTTGATGAAATACCTCCAGTGTTGAGTCGTTGTGAATGATCCAAGTATTGGAACTGTTAGGGAAAGTAATACCTGCTTCCGAAGGATGCCCAGGAATTCCTACGGCCCCTTCAAATGTAGGACGAACGATATGAAGGATCCAACCACCGTTCGAGTAAATCCAATCTGCTTCATTCTGAAAGCGAACATCGCTAATACAGATTGTGTCTCCGACTTCATAGTATCCTTCTCCTTCAGGTGGCGGAAGATTTCCAGTGAGTCTACCAATGATACGATGAATCCAGAAAGTATCATAGCCATCACCGAGCAAGGTGTGAGCATGATGCCTGAAAAGTTCAGTCCCTACGAACTGTACAATCTTTCGAGGGCTCACCCCCCAATACTCATTCGGCGCTTCCTTCAGTTCTCGAGCATTGAAATGAGAAAGAGGAATTCCGAAAGCTTCTGCGGCTGCTCGCTTCAAAGGAGCTGCGAAACTTTCTCCGTAGACTGCTTCGTACTTCTCATTCAGATATTCTACCGCAGTATCCTTACCTACTCCTGCGTGACCGTGAACTCCGATGAGATTGAGAGAACTTAGGTTAAGTACAGGATCATCTTCTGCTAGTTCTATGCTCATTTAGCTGTTCCTTTCTGAGCTGCCATTTTGTCTTTCAGTGTTTGAAGACTGACTGCTGCATTTTGTGCTGGGCTATTTGCTGAACTGATTGTTGTGATAGGAGCTACTGGTGTGGGCTGTTCTCCAAAGAGTGGAAAGATAGGAGATAGATCAGGCTCAGGAAGATCTTCAATACGGAAGTCCGTGCGACTCTTCGTGAGTGAATCATTTGAATGAGTGCTTGAGGAATACGCTCTGTGTTTCTTATTCTTCACCTCAGTGTAGATCACATGACTGAAGACTTTTCCGAAAGTCATTGCCATTCCCTTAGAGCCGAAATCAGGAATGAGCTTGCTGGAGATAACTTCTCCCTTGGAATTCGTAGTCACATGCTCAATCGCATGGCAGATTACGATTAGGTTCCCTCGAAATCCTTGGAACTGAGATGCAAAGAACTCAGTGTATTTCCGAAGCGCGCCCCAGTCATCGCGTTCAGGTTTGTATTCTACTGATTCATCCTTAGTAACGTGAGCAAGGATACTGCGACCAAGTTGAGAACCAGTGTCAATGACACAAACATCTCGGCTAGTAAACTGAGAGAAGTCAACTGATGTAAAAGCGCCACCAGATTTGTTGCAAACACCACAATTAAACATACCGTGAGCAGCACAGATCTTTCCCTTTCCATTCTTGAAGGTTTGCAGGAGTGTCTGAGAAGCTACGGGGAAAGAGGCTGTGTCAGGTAGATCGATGAATTCAATGTTATCCTGCATCTCAGGAGGAAGCTTCTTGAGAACATCAGAATCGTTATCTAGTGAGAACCACCAGAGTTTATGATCGCGGGCCAGTGATCCAGCAAGAGTAGACTTACCTGATCCTGGAAGTCCGAAGACCAAGGCGCGTGTGTAGGTTGCGGATTTAACTTCAGAGAGTTTCATAGTGTGTTTGTTGCCTTTTTTCTGGTAATCTTATATTCCATACTACCGTACACGTATTCTTCCAGACAAGTCACGTATACCAGACCATCTTGATTCTTCTTACATAGCTCTTCCAAAAAAAGCTCTCGAATGTCTGGAGTATTTTCCGAAGCAAGAACACTGGCATCATCAAATACAGGCTGCCCTGCGGCAGTGCGAGGAACCTTAATGTAGAAAAATAGTGGCATATCAACCTCCAATCTTTTCAAGTTGCGTATTCAACAGATCAGCCAGTCCAAGTGTGACCTGGTATTCCACAGTATCCAGATCTTTCTCAGTCGCAGGCTTCGTGAGATACTCCGTGCTCATTGTGCAGGAATTGATATACTCACACTCGCTGAAGAAAGAGAAGCAGGATTCACCGTGCATCGGATAAACACCTGCCGTCTCATACATCTTGATCATTTCGATATCAAGCATGAGTTCACGAATCCATAGCGCACGTTGCAGATAAGTTTTCGTGAAAGGGAATGTGA